AACGGAGCATTTATTGAAGGTAGGGAATTAACAGAAGCACAATACAACCATGAAAAACAATGCCAAGCAGATGACGAAGATAGACATATTGGTATTATGAATGCTGAAAAAATAAATATTGATTTAGTTAATGACTTTATGGAATCATTTGATATTTAATACTAACCACTAAACCACTAAAAAAAGCCTCTATTGATTTAGGGGCTTTTGTGTATATAGTACACAGCAGTATACTTATATATTTTAAACAGTATACACCACTATACTATTTTACTTTTTAAAGCATACATCGCTATTTTATATAATATCTATTTTAAATTAAATTATACCAACTAAATTATAGGAGTTTGTTATGCCAATGGGCAAAGGAACGTATGGTTCTAAAAAAGGACGACCAAAGAAAAAGAAGAAAATGAGTAAAAAGAAAATTGTCAAAAGAGGATAGAGGCATCACACTTACTACTGAGTTAGTAGGAATAAAGAACCTCAAGACCACTGGCAATTACAGACTTGAATTTGATGTATATGAAATTGATACTGCAAAGGTAAAAGACTTGATAGACAAGTTAAATAAAGCCTTTGTAATGGCATTGGTAGAGTATGACTAATAAACAAACAGAGAACAAACAGAGCAATGGACAGTTTGCTAAGGGCAACAAGTTAGGCAATAGATGGAAAAAAGGTGAGTCTGGCAATCCTAATGGTAGAAGAAACGCTTACACAGATCTAATCAAAGAATTTAGCTTTTCTAAGACTGGTGAGAAAGAGAGAAGGGAAGTAGTTGTATCTAAATTGTTTCAGTTAGCAGAAAGAGGTGACTTAAGAGCTATACAGTTCATTGTAGAAAGATTAGAAGGCAAGGCACTAGATAGGCAAGAAAGGACAACCAAGTCAGAACCAATACAAGTAATGGTCATAGATGATAAACTGGACACTTGACAACACTAGAAAAGACATCCTACAGGATAAGTCTAGGTTCAAAGTTTTAGTATGTGGTAGACGCTGGGGCAAAACTGTACTGAGTTTAATGTACCTAATGAAGGATGCCTTTGATTCCAATGAAAGAAGATGGTTCATTACACCTACATACAGACAGGGAAAGATGATTGTCTTTCCTATACTTAGACAGATGTTTGCAGGGTTTCAAAATGCCAAATTAAATGAGTCTGAAATGAGTGTTGTGTTTGATAATGGTGCAGAGTTAGCTGTTAAGGGTGCTGACAATGAGAATAATCTAAGGGGGGTAGAACTAACAAAGGCAGTGATGGATGAAATGGCATATATAAAGCCCCATGTATGGGAGGAGATTGTGATGCCTATGTTAGCAACAACACAGGGGGAATGTTTGTTTATTGGTACACCTAATGGTTATGATGCTATGTATGATCTCTACATGAAAGGACAATCAGAACCTGAATGGAAGTCATGGCAATTCACCACACTAGAAGGTGGCTTTGTGCCTAAGAAAGAGATAGACCTTGCTAAGAGAACAATGGATTCTGTTGTGTTCAAACAAGAGTTTGAAGGTTCTTTTGAGACAACAGGGAATAGGGCTGCTTGGAACTTTGACAGACAGACTCATTGTGTAAAAGCAAAAGACCTATCTAATAAGCTATGGTGGGGTTGTGACTTTAATGTAGACTTCAATACTGCTGTATTATGCACAGAGTACACAGATGGAACAGTACACTTCTATGATGAGATAAGATTAAAGAATAGCAACACAGAAGAACTTGCAATGGCTATGAAAAGAATTGCACCTAATACTGAAGTATATCCTGACCCAGCTGGGAAAGCTAGGTCAACAACCAGTAGAAGAAGTGACCATCAAATACTAAGAGATCATGGTTTTATGATAAGGGCAAAGAAAGCACACCCAAGCCACATAGACAGGCTTAATGCCTTGAATAGAAAGTTAAAAGATGCAGAGGGTAAGATAGGCATGACCATTGACCCTAAATGTGTTTATCTGGTAAAAGATTTAGAACAATGTCAAAGGGATAGAAGGGGTGGACTAGCAAAGGACAATATGGAATTAACACACGCCCTTGATGCTTGTAGTTATGGGATTGAATATAGATTCCCAATTAGAAGATTAATTGGCAAGAGTGTGAATTGGTAATGCCTAATAAGTCAGCAAAAGACAGGAAACGCAAAAGGTTGAAAAAGAATAAACAACTAATGCAACAAGGCAGAACAGCCAAGCAAATTAAAAGGAATAAAAGAAATGTATAACTTTGGTAAGTCAGTCAATAGAGTGGTTATCCCTGAAATGTCTGAGACTGTAATCTTAGATAGTGTCAAAGATGCTTATAAAAGTTATCTTGAAGAACAGGATGGTCAAGTAATGGAATCCCTAGATTTTTATTATAACCAGAACCTAGACACTCACCTTGAACAATGGTTTGCAAGTGACAGTTTAAGACAAGTGCCGCCATTCTTTCAATCGTGTGTACCTAGATTTGCAAAAGCAAGGATGATGCTATACAAAGAACCCCCAATGAGACTAATAGGCGGTGAGGTTAATGATGATTATAATAACCTAACTTATAAACTTAATTCAATGACCAGAGAGTTTGCTGAGTTGTCTTGGTTGCTAGGATGCTGTTGGTTTAAGACAAGATACAATGAAAGAAAGCAAAGACTAGAATATGAAGTGCTGCCCAATGTTAAAGAGTATTACTTTCATGGTGAATCAGAACCCTATGGTTACAGCTATGAAATAGAAGGAAATGCAACAGATAAGAAGTATGTCTTTTGGTCTGAGGACAGAGATGGTATTGCAGGAATGCACTTTGAATTTGATGAAAAGGGTAAAAGATATGCTATGCAAGGTAATGAAGATATGGTCAATCCCTATGGCATTAATCCAATATCAAGAGTAATGTTTAGCAAAAGTTCCTATGATGTCACAAGGTCTGCTTTGCATATTGGCATAGCAATGACTGAGATAGCATTAAGTACAAGATTCAGATTAGGGCAACCAGTATTTACAGGGATAGAGGAAGGTCAAGGTCAATTAAGGTCAGGCGTTGACAAAGCCTTGATACTTCCTGAAGGTGCATCATTTAGCTATGCCTCACCCGGTGGTAGTCTTACTGAGATGATTGAAGCAGTAAAGGCAATGGCTAACCAGACAGCAGAGAACAATCAGCTAAGAATTAGATGGGGTGAGTCAGGTGGGAATGCACCATCTGGTGAGGCTTTAAGAATAATGGAGATTGAGAACTTAGAAGCGAGAAAGAGTGATGAGCCTATCTTTAGAGAATGGGAACATAGTAGATACGAAATAGACAGAACCATCTTAGATGCTCACAATGCACTAAGCCTGTCAGAAGATTATACTGTGGACTTTGGTGAGGTGTCTTATCCCATGTCACCTCAAGAAGAAAGGGCTTGGCTTGATTGGAAAATAAACAATGGAATCATGTCTCAGAAGGATCTGTTGTTGTATTTCAATCCTGACATGAGTGACCCTGAGCTAGAAGAAAAACTAGGTGAGATACAAGAAGAACAAGCACCTCCTGAACCAGTACAGCAACCAACCTTTGAAGGACTAAGAAAACTTGGCACAATCACTTGACACTCATTTGAAAAAACTAGATGAACTAGAAAATGTTATTAAGAACAATGCTAACAACATTCTTGATGCAATTAATATAGATGATTTATTGAAAGACCCTGAAGGCTACTTACTCGCATTAGGTGATGCTTTTCTTAAAGACCACTTGGATGAGATAGGTCAAGCTAAGAAAGAAGGTCAAAGATATGCTGAAGAAGTTTTGAATGGGGGTTAAGGTTGTAAAGAAGTTTGACTTAGGTAAAATCAAGTTTGATCTAAGTAAGGAATTAAACTTAGCTGGTCAGATAATTAGAAAAGACCACTTCCAAAGATTAGAAAGGGGCAAGGGAGTAAAGGGTACAAATATGAGAGCATTGAAACCTTCTACTATAAAAAGAAAAGGCTCAAGTAAGATACTTGTAGATACTGGTAAAATGAGAAACCTTGTTATTAAAAAAGCAAACAAGAACAATCAAGTAGTTGAAATATCTCCCGGTAAGAAGGCTAAAAGGAATGGAGTCACCAACCAAGAGATAGGTTCCTTTCATCAATTTGGTACTGATAAAATGG